AAAATACTGTGAAATAGTTGGTAAAAAAACAAAAATCAAAGAATGTTATTTTTATAAAAATAATTCTTTTTTAAATCTCAATGGTATGCGATTAATTTTAATGTCCGATTTACATTCATTAACTGATTTCATAATTGATGATTTAATAAAGAAAAAGAAAATTGATAAAAATACAATCGTTATATCAACCGGTGATATGGCTGGAAATAATAAAATTGGTGGAGATGGTTCGCCATATGAATCATATCTGAAAATATTAAAATACTGTAATAAATTTTATTTTGTTAATGGAAATCACGATATTTATAACGAAAACTATATTGATATAAAAAATGATGATAATACAAATTGTATGGTTGATATGATTGTTGTAAATACAATTATAGGTAAAATTAGTGGTTTAAATGGTATTGAGGTTAGCGATGATATGGTAAATCATCATTTATATAAATATTCAAGCGACGAATATAATAAAAAATTAAATATGGTGTATGCAATGGAGCCAGATATAATTCTTACACATCAACCATTAAAAAATATAACAAAGGGAATTAATATGTGCGGGCACTATCATATTGACCCACATATACAATCCAATCAAATAAATATGGATAATAAAATATTGATATTTGAGGATTAAAAAATTGATTTATTAATATTAATACGCTATACTCATTAATATTAATGCCATATACGTATGTAATCCGTTTTATTAATAGCGGTCATTATAATTATATTGTTTATTATACTGACAAGCAATTTGATGAAGTATCACAACAACCATTTTTTAGACAATTGGTTGATATTAGATTGATGGATACTTATCCGATGGACTATGATAACTCAAAAATGATTTATAATAAATATTGTGATATGCTATATCAAGAAACAAGAGGCGGACGAATTCAACACAGGCAGGATATTGTTGAATTAAAACCAATTATTCCAAAAATGGATGATGTAAATAAATATATTGATGAATATAATACTATTGCTAATAGCACTGATATGGAAATAATTTTAAGAGATATTACAATGATGCGTAAACAATTTTTTCATCATAGTGGTATGATAAAAACATTTAAAAAAATTTATGATATTTCATTTGATAATAAAGGGAATATTATTGATATTACCAAATCTGAAAAATTATATCAAGAATTTAGAGGAATTATGAAATGTGATAGAATGAGACAAGACAATGAATATATCCAACATTCAGATGAAAAAATACAACATTTGGAAGCTATTCGTTATTATAAATATAATGTTAAACAATTGAAAGAATTACTAAATAGTCATAAGATTGAATGTGATACGAATAATATTGCTGATATTGATAGAGTTGATAATTTTTTAAAATCAGTTATTGAAATACTATATATGAATATCATAAAAAATTGATACTTTATTTATATAAAATATAATCACCATAATTAATGTCATATTATACCGCATCAGATGGTTCAACTTATTATGCACATAAAGAACAATTAAATGATTTTGCGAAATATTGTAAAAATAATCGTATCAGTAAAGTTAAAAAATATGTGGAAATGAAAATGATAAACAATTTTGATTTGCACGAAGGTATTATATTAGCATCAAAATATGGACATATGTGTTCCGTGCAATTCGCAAGTGCGAATTGTATTCACGGAAAACAAAGATGGTTGCGATAATTCAAAAGTGCAGATTGCACTTTTGAATTGCGCACACCACATATTAAGGTTATTAAATATTTATTACCTATATTATCACAAGAAGGTTATACGATAAATGAACCAGTATATAAGGAAAATATTATTAATTATGCTATAAGTATCGCATTTTTTTGGCATAATATGAATATTATTAATTATATTGTCAATATGCGGAGGTATGGGAAAATATATCATATTAAAGCAGTTAATATTGAAACTGATTTAAATAATCTAACATATGAACATCGGGAACTTACGAGTATGTATCATTGGAAACTAAAGAAGGCTAAATATGTATATATATTTAATTTGGGATATATAAATAAAAATGGGAGATATGATATGTATAGACAAGTAAATAATAAAATTCTTTTATAAAAAAATGATAGTGGCTTAGAATTTTATATATAAAATTCTAAGATTTCCTATTAACATTTGTGTTCCGTGCAATTATATTCTCTATCGCTTCGCGATATAATAGAGTGCGAATTGCACCGCACACATATGTGTCTCGGGCGATCTTTTGACAAAGTCAATAAAAACGGTTTTCGAATCTTCACGGATTCCTACCAGGAAGAGTTAAGAGCGCCTAAACATCTTTTGGCGAAGCCAATGGAAACGGTAAGACCTTGAAAAAAGGCTAAGCCTTTTTCACAGTATTTCGAATGGCGGGTCGCACATATATAATAAATTCTATGTGCTAAAGGTAAACAAGTCTATTAAAAAATTTGATTAATAAACTTATTAGAAGATAAGTTTATTAATTAAAATGGGGTACTTTGAAGAAGCCAGATTGGGACTAGTATATGAATTTAATGCAAATACAAATTATAAAGATATAATGGCTATTATAAATATAAGTAAAGATGTATATGGTGAAATTATGACTATTGATGGTAGTTCTGACGATGCAGATGTTGAAATTTTAGATGATAATGAAATAAAAGAATTTATGAATTTCATTAAAAATAAACAAGACAAACGTAAAAATACAAAAACTCTGCAAATAAACAAAAAAAACACTTCAGTTGCTACAGTAAATGCAAATATGAACACACCTGTCGAATCAAAATCAGATGCAATAGAATCAGACGTAAAAGCAACAGAAGAAGAAAAAACAGCAGACGTAAAAACAGTAGAATCAGACGAAGAAGCTGAATCAGATGAAGAATTAGAAGAAGAATCAGAAGAAGAATCTAAATATAATAATATGGTCCTTTTTTATGATTTATGTAATGTCGATTCGAGTGGTAGTGAAGGGAATCGTATAAGCCGAGTTGATTCAGTTTATGATTTCATTGATAGTTTGACTAAGTTTAAAGGTATATTGAAAGCAAATGGACTTGATTCGAGCGGTGTTGATATATATTTTTATAGATCTTTGTGGTTTTAACTGTGAGAATCGTAATAGATAAATCAAAGTGTGTTTTAATTAATATTTTGCAGAGAAATAAAAATTGACAAATAAACATATGTGTTCCGTGCAATTCGCAAGTGCGAATTGTATTCACGGAAAACAAAGATGGTTGCGATAATTTAAAAGTGCAGATTGCACTCTATTATATCGCGAAGCGATAGAGAATATAATTGCGCACACCACATATTAGTATTTTATTATTAATTTAATGAGCACTGAATTATTTCATTTTAATCATTATTGTACAACGAAACCAGTTAATGATGTTATTATGTTTATGTTAAAAAATAAACGCAATATAATAGAAATTCTGGCGGTAGATACTGTGAAATCGTACGGACTGCATTACATAGGAGATATAAAAACAATTCCATATTTAGCGAATATAGGATATTATAAGGAAGTGTATGGTATAAATAAGTACTATCCGGAGTTTATGTTTATATTTGAGTTTATTTTTATATTTGATACCGAATATAAACATAAATTTATTTTATAAAAATTGATAGTGGGATATGATTTTTTATAAAAATCATATCATTTCCTATTAACCTTTATTAAATATTTTTTTAAGAAATGATTTAATAAAAATTGATAAATATATCACATAATAAAGATTTAATATAATAATCAAAATAGGTTGTATGAATATAGACGACATTATAATAATTGATTTAAGTTTTCGTAAAGCGTGTGAAAATAATGATATGAATAAAGTTATAAAATATGTTAATCAAGGAGCCGATATTCACTATGAAAAAGAACTTAGTTTCAGAGTTGCGTGTCATACAGGTCATATTAATGTTGTTAAATATTTAACTATGTTGTATAAAAATTCACATCATAAAAAAATTAAAATTGATATCTGTAATGGATATGGATTTTGGTGGAGTTTATCTGAAGGTCATATGGCTGTTGTAGTTTGGTTGATAAATTTATGCAAAAAAAGAATATATCCGATGATTAATATTTATAATATGACGTGGTTGGACGATGAATGTTTAGATATATTCGTCGAAACTAATTATATGGATTTACGGTCGCGATATCTTATAAATTTGGGACATTATAAGAAAACTTATCGGTTTAATAAATTTATTTTAGTGTAATCTATTTTAATAAATGCTTAACTTTATGTTTATTATTAAACAATAATATTTTTACTTTTTCACGTGTAATGTCATCATCACCGCGGTCTTTATTTAATCTTTCAATAATATCTCTGGTATTATCATCTAACTGGTCTTTTAATTCATAATAAAAATCTTCAATATCACAAGTTCTATAATCTATTAAATCTTCAATTAGATTATTTTTCTTTACTAATTTAAAATTCTGAGTCGCTTTATCATAAATATATGCTTCATCGGCGCGATTATTAGTTACTATTATATTATGAAATTGCGGATATTTTTCATTAAAATGAACATATTCTATGAGGAAATTTAACGCGTTATTCTTATTATTTAATACTGTTAATTTTTCGCTTTCAGTAAATAATTCCTCTAATTTTTCACTACCAAATGCTATTATATTTATGTTGTTATTTATATTGTTATTTATAGTCCCGTTATTTACGGGACCGTTATTTACGGGTCCGTTATTTATAGTTCCATTATTTATTATTTCTTGGTTGTTTTTATCTTCGAGCATTTTTTGTAATTTATTAAACTGTTTATAATGCATTTTGCAATTGGTATTTATTAAATCTTTTACTAATTTCTTTAATTCTTTAATCTCACCCTGCATCCGTAAATTCTCATCATCTTTTGATTTATCAACTGATTTTTTTATTTTACATGTATTAATATGTCTCTTGTAATTATCAATCCTATTAAATTTTTTAGTGCAAAAATTACATATATATTCATTGAGAGAATTTGATGATATTTGAGGATTTATGAGGAGATTTTGAGGAGGGGTAATATCATAACTACTATGCATCTTTGTCATATGGACTGACAAACGTTTTTCGTTCTTATAGTATTTTAAGCACAATTTACATTTAACCATATTCATTATTTATATACATAAACTTACATTTTAATCTTTAATATATTTTTCCTCCTCAAAATCCTCAAAAATTTTTTTCAATAAAAAAGTCCGGGGGGGAATAAAAAAATTGACCTTAGTATAATCCAAATCTAAATAAATCTTTGTAAAATTTGTAAAAATTAAAATTTTTATATATTTTTTTAATAAACTTTTTAAACGATTATTTAATATTTATACTAATGGACAGTCAAATAAATGAAACAGATGCTCTCCTATATAATCAGCGTGAGATTGATATAATTAAGCTTAGTGAAGATGTGAAAGAATTAAGTGAATTATTTACAGATGTAAATTTGATGGTTAAAGAACAAGATTTATTATTAGACACAATTGAGATGAATGTTACGAGGGCTGATGATATGATACAGACTGGAACAGCACAATTGTCAAAAGCAGAAACATTGCAAAAGAAAGCATCAAATAAATTAAAATATATCGCAGGGACATTAATTGCAATTGGTGGTGTTATTGGTGTTGGTATTGGATTACGATTTGCACGTTTCCGATAGGATTGTTCCTAATTATATGTAAACAGCGCCATATTGCAGAACTATCGACAATATGTGGAACCGGGAATTAAATAGAAAAATAGATAACACATAGTGCAACATTAATAACAATCAAAAGAGTGGTAATTAGGCAAAAGTTTGAACTAGTTGCACGATTTAGTTTAGCAATCTTATTGGTTGTATTATTAAGCCTATCAGTTGTATTATCCATATCATCTTTAAGGTTATCCAATTGTGTATTATGGTCATCAAGAGTATCACCAATTACAACAGCAGAATTCTTTAATTGGCTAACATAAGATGAAATAAGACTTAGTTTACTATCTTGTTCGGCAATAATGTCGGTCATTAATAATAATGTTATGGTGTTTAAAATAATTTTTTATCAATTTTTAGTGGCAATAAGAGCAATTAACATAATAGCAATTGCAACAAGACACAATATAATTATCCATTGAATAATTTTATTGTTTCTCAATCTAGCGAACATATTTGACACAATATATCGCGAATGACTGATTTGTGGATTCATATCCTCAGTCCTTTTTCGGATCAATTTAATCTTCTCACCTTGGTCATTCAATCTAACAATAGTATCATTTCCAATAATAGTCGTATCATCAAGTACCTTAATACAATTATCAAGCCTATCTAATGAAGTCATTATAATATGTATATTGTTTCATTAAATTTTATTATCAATTTTTATTAATTTAAAATTAATAAAAATTGATAACACTATCGTA